CTAAAAGGCCTTGATGTCCCACCCGTGATGGCGGCAGACGCGGGCGGCGTCCTTGCGGAAATCCTCGCCATGCTCGATGTCCGGCCGCCCGCCGCTGCGGAAACGGTGGAGGTGGATCATCTCGTGCGCGAGCGTGACGAGCAGCGTCTGCGTGTGTCCGACGATCCTGTCCGAGATGAAGATCCCCGGCGGGTCGCCGCTCTCGAACGCGCCATAGCAGTCCGCGCTGCGCGTGACGTGGAAGGCGACCGCGTCGGCATGCGGCAGACGCCACGCCCTGAAGGGCGGCGTCGTGCGCAGGAATTCGTAGGCCGCCTCGAGGATCTCCGGCGTCAGCGACAGGCTCATCGCCGCCTCAATGCACGAGCGAGCGCAGCGACGCGGCGAGCGCAATCAGCGCGGTGACGATGCTGCCCAGCACGAACAGCATGCGCACCGCGCCGCGCCCGGCTGCGAAGGCTTCCGTCAGCGCGTCCACTTTCGTCTCCAGCCGCGCGATGCGCGCCAGGATCTCCTCCTGGATCATGGGCTCAGCCATGGCGGGCCTCGCATTGCGCGGCGAGCCACGCAGCCAGGTCGTGCCGGCGTTTGGCTTCGTCGGCGCCCCAGCCGAGCAGCGCATCCGACCACGCGGCCCAGCCCTCGCCGGCGGCGAAGACGGGCGGCGCGAGATCGTCGGTCAGCGGTGCGGGCGGTTCAGGGCAGGCGAGCTGCGCCTGCAGCCGGTCCAAACCCGGTGAGCTTGGCAAGGGCGCTGTTGCGCAGCTCGCGATCGGCAGCAGAGGGAGCACAATGGCCATCCTGCGAAGCAACGACATGGGGTTCTTCCTCCTTCAATGAATTGACGACACCGTCCCTGCTCGCCTGCCACGCCGAGAGCGCGCGGTCGGCATCGGCGCGCGCCGCGTTGGCCGCGGCGAGCGTGGCCGACAGCGCCGCCGCCCTTCTGTCGTCGCTGGTGATGCGCTGTTCGAGGCCCGGCACTTCCGCCGCTTCCGCGGCCAGCGCGCGGACGTGGAGATAGAACGCGCCCGCGGCCGCGAGGACCGCGAGCGCGCCGCCGAGCTTGAGCCAGGTCGTGAGATCGGTGGGCCACATCAGCGTTGCCCTTTCTGCTTGACGAGACGCCCCGCGACGCCCAGCACAAGCAGCGCGATCGCGACGCCGTGCGGCAGCCAGCGCGGCAGCGCGTGCCGCAGTTCGTCCGGCACGCTGTCCCAGGCGCCGAGCACGACGGCGGACGCCGCCATGCTCTGCACCGAGAACCAGCGCCAGGCCGTTTTCCATTCCGCGACGAGCGTCATTGCGCGAGCGCCTTGACGAGGATGCCCGCGACGAACGCCGCGAGCGCGACATAGCCCCAGTACTTCTCGCCCCAGCCGAGCTCGGTCGCGAGCGCGGCGGCGAGCTTGGCGCGCACTTCGGCGAGCTCCGTCCGCACAGAGGCGTCCAGGGCAATGATGCGGTCTTCGATGGTCATGAGTCGTGATCCTCCACTTGCAACTGGGCACCACCGTCAGTGATGGCGCCGACGAGAACGGGATAGACGCGGCGGTACGCCGCTTCGGATGCGCTTGCCTGCCAGTGGCCGTCGGACGCGGCACCGGGCGCGATCATCGCGCTCGCCGGTGCAATGCAGCCGAGGAGCTCTTCGATCGTGTTGGCGACGTGGAATTCGATGAAGTCGCGGCCAGGCACATCGGCGATCTGGACGATGCCCCGGTGAAAGGCGCCGAAGCGGACGCGGTAGCGCGCATCGAGCGCGCCCTCATGGCGCAGCACAAGCGGATAGGTGCCCGGCGGAATCCGCGGATGCGTCGCGTTGCGCGGCCCACGCTCCAGGCACGGACACAGCAAGGTGCCGTCCGTGTCCAGCCACTCACCGGACGTGGAACAGCAATCGCTCGCGCGCCGCGCGAGCGTGAAGGTCGGCATGGAATGCTCCGTTGGAATTCTGGGCGATACGCGCCGCGGCAAAGCAATCGATCAAACGATCGCTTTGGACGCCGGCCTAGCGGTCGCTCTATTTTGTGAGAAGAACGTGCCGGCCGTAGAGCGAGACGACCTCGGGCAATCCTTTGCGCACAATCCCTATCGTGTCGCCGCCGTCCCGGTCGCAGGTTTGGTGGCAGGGGAAATCGATCTCGTCGTCATAGACGTTGAACGGAAGCATCCGAACGGGACCGTAGAAGCCCAAATATTGCCCTTTGCAGGTGAACAGGAGCACGCGGCGATCGCTACCCGGCTTGCCGTAGCCGTTCGGGGCGCGCTCATAATTGATGACCCTGAAGCATTCTCCGGCCGGCCTGGCGTCGCCGGCCCACCACAGCAGGGTCTTGCCATCGAGGCGCCCGGTGAATCCGCCTTGTCCGAGAAACCGCGCGACGTCGCCGTAGCTCCACGCATCGCCGGGCGGATGAAATCCCGCCGGATCGAGTTGCGGCTGGTCACCGCCGATATAACTGCCCGGGCTGCGTCCGCTGGCATCGAGCGCAATCGGGCTGTCCGGCCCGTGCGGGAACACGACGGTCGTGCCTTCGAGGTGCGGCACGCCGGAATCGCCGGCGACACCGTAGTCTCCGAGGTAGCCGCCCGCGCACGAAAAGAGAAGAACGCGATAGGCGGCATGCAGCGCGTCGCCATGAGACTCTTCGCTGGTTTCCTCCCAGACGAAATAGACCACGCGATAACATGACCGTCCCACTTTGGCTGTGCCGAGCGGAGTGAGCGTGATGTCGGGGGCGAACCCGGGACCAAAACCGGCAACGGACATGGCATGAAGCATGTCGATGTCGGTCGCACGGCCCGTGGCGGACGCCGGACCCGGCGCAAGCCACGCGATTGCCGCAAGCACCAACGCGATTGCGCCGCGGCCGGGACGCTTTGAAAATCCGATCACGGACCGTTCCCCATCATCCGATGATAATTGTTCAGGATATTGTTCGCATAATCCTGGGAGAACATATTGCCGTCCGGCTGGGCGTCGGTCCGCGCGTTGTATTCGCGCAGCGCCTCATAGTCGCCTGGATAGAAGACGTGACCCTTCAGCAGGAGGGTGTGCTGCAGCCATTTCAGAGCCGCGTCCGCACTCGCCTGCGGCGTCATCTTCTGTCCCTTGACCAGACCTGCCGCGGTCGCCTTGGCGTTGTTCCAATCGCCAGGATTGTTCGCCGTGAAGGGGTCCGTGCGAAACGCCTTCGGCGCGCCGCCGGGCTCCTGCATGGCCCACGCCTTCATCAATTCGGGTGACACATAGCCCGGATCGTTCGGCGCGCGGCTGTTCTGGACATCGTAGTTGTAGGCGGCATCCTGAAAGGCAACGTCATTTGCGCCGCGCCAAGCGGAACGCCCGCTCTCGGGATACCCGGGAACTGCCCCGATCGACGGACGAATCGCCGGCGGCACCACGACGGGAGTCGGCGTGAAGTCCGGTGTCGTGCCGGGCTTCGGAAGCGGTATCGGCGGAAAGACGCGCCCCGCGTTACTCTCCCAGCCCGGAATGCGCCAAGGCTCGCCGCCGCCCGGTGCACTTGCTGCCGACATGTTGGATCCACCTGTCATGCCCGGATTCATAGAAGACGACATCGGCGTTTGTTTGTTCGGATTGTCCTGATTTGTCGCGCGCGACGCCTGATAGCGCGCCAGCGTGTTCGCGACGACCTCCGGCTTCGTCCCGGCCGGAAAGACATGCAGCGAGCCGTCGTTCGCCTGCGCCGTGATGTTCGGATCGGTCCCCGCGCTCATGGCTGCAGGTTTCCCTGGCTGTCGTAACTGTAGATTTGGGACGCATCGTCCTGCTGCTGCGGGACATTGGCGGGAACGACGCCGCGCCGCGCCTGCGCCTGGCGGGCGCGCAGCGCCGGATCGGCAGGCCCGCCGGGAATCGGCCGGACGCCCTGCCCGTCCGGCGTTCGCATGAACCCGCGCGGGACGGGCGGGCCGGCCTGGTAGGCTGGCGTCACGGCCTGCGAGACCGGATTGATCGCGACCATCGTGCCGTTGCCGACATTGGCGAACCGCGTATCGAGCGCGCTCGTATCCGCGCCGGACGCGAGCGCCGCGGCGCGCGCTTTCTGGATCGCGGCCGGATCGCCCGACTGCATGGCCTGGGCAAGCGCCGCGCGCGCCTGGGCCTGGTTCGCCATGAGGCCGCGATTGAGGAATTGGGACAGCGCCGCGCCGCCGCTCGGCCGCCCGCTCACAGTCGCGCCCGCATCCTGCAACGCGGCGCCGATGAGCCCGAGTCCGTTGTAGCCGTAGTTCGGCGCCGGAGCGCCCGCTCCGGACCGGGTGCCGCCCTGCTGCGGCGCCGCGGAAAGCCAGTCGAAGAATCCGTTCATGATTGCACCTCAGAGAAAGTAGGAGCCGGTTTGCGCCGCCGTGCCGAGCAGGCCGAGAATTCCGCCGAGCGGGCTCTGGCTCGTTTTCTGCGTCGTCGTCTGCTCGAGCGGGATCAGCCCCAGCGCCGCGTTGCGGATCTGCTGTTGCTGCAGCGGATAATTCCACTGGTTCAGATATTGCTGGTAGTTGGCCTGATCGAGCGCCTGCTGCTGTTGCTGCTGGGTCTGGCCTGCGCCCGCGAGCGCGTTCGCGCCCGCCAGCGCCTGGTTGAGCTGCGAGTTCGACAGCCCGCCGAGCACGTTCGCCGCGTTGAGGTCGAGGCCTTGCGCGTTCAACCCCGCGTTCAGATTGGCGAGCTGCGCCGACAGCGCGTTGCTCGCATTCGCCTGCGAGGCGCTGAGCCCGTAACCGGCATTGGCCTGCGACGCCGCGAGCCCGGCGCTCTGGTTCGCCTGCGCCGCCTGGAGCTGGCGGGCGATGTCCGCTGTCGCCGCGGTCTGCGCCTGCGAGAAGTTCTGCGCATTCAGGTTGGCGAGCGTGTTCGCCGTGTCCTGGTCGTAATACTGGTTGGTCAGCGCGTTGGCGACGCCCGATCGCGCGCCGCCGAAGGCGTTCTCCGCCGTCGCCTGCTGGTTCGTCGAATTCTGCGCCATGCCGCGCGCCTGGGCGAGCTGCGCCAGCGTCGCGTTGGTCACGTCGCTCGTGTACGGATTCATGTAAGGCGAGAGATCGGTGCTCGAAAGCTGGCCCGCGCTCACCTGGGGCGCGCTCACCTGCGAGGTCGAGACGGGCGTCGCCTGCGCGCTTTGCGGCGTGTAGCCGAGCACGCCCTGCGCGCCCGCGATCGCACCATTCAGAGCGGCGCCGCCGACATTGCCCGTCGCGATGTTGCCGAGAAGGCCTTGCGCCTGCGTCTGCGCTTGCGTGAACGGCGCGACCAGCTCGCCCGTATAGGCCTGGTAGGGCCGGTTCGCGACGCCCTGCGCCGTGTTGTAGTTCTGCTGGTAGAGCGCCATTTCCTGCGGATTGATCGTATTCGTCGAAGTGGTCTTGCTGCCGCCGCTCATTGCTCGAGATCCTTCACCATCACGAGCCAGCCGAAGCGATAGCCTCGGCGCTCGCACACGCGCTCCCATCCCTTGCGCCCCGTTCCCATGATCAGGTCGCAGCCATGGGCGCGCGCGAAAGCGCACATGGCGGGCTCCATGTCGTCGATCAGCTCCGCGAGATCGCCGCCGCCATGCACGACGGTCAGCACCTTCTTCTGCGCGTACTGCCCGATCTCCGTGATCGCCGCCGCGCGCCCGCCGGGCCAGAACTGGTATTTGCCTTCGGCGACGAGGCGCTCGACGTCTTCGATCGTCTCGAAGCCCGGCGAGCGCGCGAGCGCCGCCTCAATGAAGGGCCTGCACCGCGCCCATTCCCGCGCGGCGGGTGTTTCGTTGGTCATGAGGTCCTCGATGGAAAGGGAGTGATGCACCAGCGCTTCCCCCTTCCGTCACTCGCACCGCTCGTGACACCTCCCCCGCAAGTGCGGGGGAGGACGCGCGCCTCCATCGTCCTCCCCCGCTTGCGGGGGAGGTGGCGCGGAGCGTAGCGACGCGACGGAAGGGGGAAGTGCTACCTCGCTTAAATCGCCACCGCCGACAGCGTGCCGCTGTTGCTCACCGTCACGCTCCACCGCGTTCCGTTGGGCGCCGTCAGCACCAGCCGCCGCTTCATCCCGATGTCCACGTCCTGCGTCTTCTTCATGTTCGCAATGTCTTCGCGCTCGAGCGCGGCGCGGGCCTGGGCTTCGTTGCCGGCGTCGTAGCTCTTGGCGGGCGCGGGAAGGACGAGGCTCATCGCTCGCCGCCCGCGATCACGTCGAGCCGCGGCACGCCGATCCGCCAGTCGGCGAGCGCGGCGCCGTCGAAGCGCAGATTCACCTGCCGGCCCTCGAAGCGCACGTCGGTGCGCTCCGACAGCGTATAGGGCCCGAACGCCGTATCCGTGTCGTCGGGCTCGAAGCGCACGATGAAGGTCGCCGTCACATCGCCGACCGTCTTGTCGTCCGGGATCAGCCATTGCGCGCTCACCACGTCGTCGCCATTGCCGAGCTCGAACGGGCCGCCCTCGAGGAACGGCATCGCGCCGCCATAGTCGAAGCCGACCTCGTGGTCGTAGACGTTCCCTAACGCGTCGCAGAGCAGCGGATAGGCGAAGGACCCGCGATCGACGCCGCAAAGCCGCGACAGCGAGCCGATGTTCCAGTGGTTCTCGCGGTAGTTCCACAGGACGTAGGAATCGTTCTCCGTCGCCTGCGCGCTCGGATAGTACCAGACGACCTCGCCGAAGGCGGAGTTCACCACGCACGTCACCTTGGAGATCTGCTGCGCGTTCAGGTTCGTGAATACCGCGTCGGACACGTCGCAGGGCAGCGCATCGACATAGCCGTCATGGATCCAGAAGCCGCTCCGCCCCATCCACACCGTGCGCGCGTCGATGACGGCCGCGCAGTTCTGCGAGATCGCGCCGCAGCTGTCGGCGAGCTTGGTGAAGCCGTAGACGAACTGGTCGGCCGTGTAGGTCGCCAGATGCACGTCGAGATCGGTCCAGAGCAGCGTGCCGCCGCGGATGCGCCGCCCCAGCATCAGCCGTCCGTTCGTCTGCAGATTGAAGTCGCCGGCCTGGTTGGTCGCCGACGCCGTCCAGTCCGTGTTGTCCTCCTGGTCGCTCCACGCCACCGCCCGCGGATTGCCGTTCGCGCCGAGCGCCATGAGGATGCGCTGCTCCGTCACCACCACCGCGCGCGCGGTCGGCGCATTGGCGACCGGTACCGCGACGACCGAGGTGTTGAGCGACCATTGATAGATCTTCCCGTCATCGGCCATGCAGCCGATGAGATACTGGCCCCAGGTGTCGAGCGACCACACGCTCGCATCCTGGATCAGCGAGGTGTCCGGCCGCGGCGTGCCGTAGCTGTCGGAGCCGAAATCGTCCGCGCCGTAGCCGCCGCCCGCGACCGCATCGGCGCGGCCCGCGGCAAAGGCAGTCGGCGTGACGTCGAAGAGCGTGCCGGTGCGCGACATCATGAAGAGATGCGAATGCGTGCCGATGCCGGCCCAGGTCAGCGCGCTGTTGTCTGTCCAGGAGATGATGGCGCGCGCGGCGCCCGTCAGCGTCGACGTCGAATGCGTGCGCCAGCCGCCGAACGGCCGGATCGAGCCCTCGTAGAAGCGCACCAGGTTGGCGGCGTAGTAGCGCCCCTTCGACTGATACGCCGTGCCGTTGCGATAAAGGCCGGGCGGAAGCTGGATCGGAATGCGCATGCCTCAGCCCCACACGAACTGGATTTCGCCGTTGGCGCCCGTGCCGAACGTGGTCTTGCCGCCGCCGCCACCGCCGCCGACCGGATTGCCGTTCGAGGCGGGCGTCGATCCGTTGTCGCCTGAGCCGCCGCTGCCGCCGAGCGAAGACGTCGCCGCGTTGCCGCCATTGCCGCCGGCGCCGGAACTGCCGCTGCCGGCCGTGCTCCCGTTGCCGTTCTGGAAATTGCCGCCCGATGCGAGTCCGCCCGCGCCGCCCGCGCTGCTGTTCGTGGCCGCGCTTTGTCCCGAGCCGGCGGAGACCGAGAATGCCGTTCCGTGGAGCGTGCCAGACGCGGTCGTGGCGCCGCCATTGCCCGGCGGATCGACGGAATAGCTCAGCACGGCGCCCCAATCGGCCGGGGTGATGGTGAACGCCGATTCCACATAAGCGCCGCCGCCTCCACCGCCGCCGCGGTTGCCGCTCCCCTTCGCGACGCCGTTGCCGCCCGAGCCATAGGCGAAGATGACGAGCGAGCTCGCGCCCGCCGGGACCGTCTCCGTGCCGCTGCCGCTCGTGAAGGTGTCGGTGTGTCCCGCGAATGCGGAATAGAACTGTTTCCACACGCCGCCGGCATTCACCCAGCCCTGCTGGACCTGCTTCCAGGTACCGGAGACGTTCGCCCATATCTGCCGCACGGGAGTCCACGTCCCGCCGGCATTGACCGCCGCTTCCATCTTGCGTGCCTCAATAGATCAGGAAGATGTCGCCGCTGGCGCCGCCCGAAGGCGCGCCGCCGCTCTGGATGGTGACGTTGCGCGTCGCCATGCTGCCGATGCCGGAAATGTCCGAGGACGAAAGCGACACCGCGCCGGTGCGCCCGGCCACGCTCGTGACATTGGCGCTGAGGCTGCCGCCGCCGCCGCTGAGCCCCGAGCCGACGTTGAGAAAGGCGCAAGCCCCCGCCGCCGACACCGTGACGAAGCTCGACGGGCCGTAGCCGGAATTCTGGATCGTGCCGCTGCCGCTCACGAAGGAGGCGAAATTCCCGGCCGCCGCCGACGACACGCCGGCCACCACCGCAGCACTGTCGCTTGCGATCGAGAGCGCGGCGCTTCCGAGACCGGAAATGTCGGAATGCGACAGCGTCACCGCGCCCGTGCGGCCGGCGACGCTCGCCACATTGGCCGAGAGAACGCCGCCGCCCGAGAACGAGAGTCCGGCGCCGAACGCGCCGTTCGCGAGCGCCGCACCGGTGCCCGTGTAGTACGGAAACGTGTTGATCGTCGCCGACAGCGCGCTGAGGCTTGTCAGGACGCCCGCCTTCGGCTGCATGCCGAACACCGTCGTGTCGATCGCATCGAGATCGGCGTTGAGCTTCGTCCCCCAGCTGTCGGCGGAGGCGCCGACCTGCGGCTTGGTCCAGTTGTAGTTGGTGGTGAAGGTGTCGGCCATGCGTGCGTCCTTGCTGTGCGTGTGTCAGACAACCATGCCGGTCTGCGGCGCGAGATTGGCGGCCAGCGTCTCCACCACGTCCGCCGTCTGGATGTCGGTCAGGACCTGGTCGAAGGCCTGCGCCCACATCGCCACGCGTTCGTCATGCTTGAGCCAGGGCGCCGACTGGAGCAGCGCGCCGTAGAGATAGGCGTCGGGGTGATGGGCCAGCACCCAGTTGGACGGATTGCCGTCCGAAAGCGCCGGGATGCGCTGCCTATATATAAGTGTCGCCGTGTAGGGCTGGTCGGGAACCCGGAACAGCTGGAACTGGCTGCCAGTGACGGTGTACGCGAAGGGCCGCCCGGTCGTGGCGCCCGGCGCGCGCCGGTCCCAGAGCTGGGCGATCCCGTCCGGCGTCTTGAACACGAGCTCGCGCGCCGGATCCGTCTGCAGCCTGAGCGAGATCGCGCCCGCGAAATCCGCCGGCACGTCCACGAGCTCCGCGTCGAGCATGAACGCCGCATTGACCGCGGTCTTGAGCCGCGCCGTCAGCCGCCGGTTCATCTGTGCTTCCGTGAGCTGGATGAAGGTCGGAATCCGCGCGACGACATCGCTGCGATTCCACAACCAGCTCTGCAGCTCCGTCTGAAGCGAGGGGTAGTCGGTGATCATGGGTGGGTCTCGATGTTTGAGTTTGCGTCGGCCCTCTCCGCCTCGCTGAGCTCGGCACCTCTCCCATCGCGCTACGCGCGACGGGCGAGGGAAGGACTGTGCGTTTCCCTCGCCCGTCCGCGAAGCGGATGGGAGAGGTGTCATCGCGCGTACTTCACGCGCGATGACGGAGAGGGCAGGACGCCGCACCGCCTATGAGAACTCTCTACAGCCGCCCCGGCGCCGTCCTCAGCCACGCATAGTCCGACGAGTTCAGCTTCTGCTTCAGCTTGTCGGCACAGGCGGGATCGAACGCGTACCAGCCCTCCTCGTTGAGCCATTTGAGCACGAGGATCAACGGGATCGAGGCCGCGCGCCGCATCTCGCGCGACGGCGTGTAGCCGTCGTTCTGCGTCGCCGCCTGCTTGTTGCGCTCCAGGATCGCGTCCGCATCCTGCAGCGACACGACCTCGTAGTCGTCGCCGCCGATCGGACGCCAGTAGTGCCGGACCCCGGCCGACGAGGTGAACAGCGGCCGCATCAGAGCACCTCGGCGAAGCCTCGAAGCTCGAGCGCGCGCGCGATCGCCGCGGGCAGCGCGATCACCGCGCCTTTCGCATGCCGGGTGAATTGCTGCGTGAGCGGATCGAACTCGCCGGTGAACACCTTGCCGTCGCCGAGCGGCAGGATGCGCGCGGAGACATGGCCGGCGGGGAGATCGGAATCGTGATGGTCGTTGGTGCGGGGCATTCGTGCACTCCTTTCAAAAAAAAGGTTGTCATCCCCGGCCGAGCGAACGAAGTGAGCGAGGGGAAGGGGACCCAGGTGAAGCACCGCGGTGCCCGACGACCTGGGTCCCCTTCCCTCACGCACGCTGTCGCGTGCGCTCGCCGGGGATGACAACGAGGTTTAAGCCAGGTCCCTCACCGCGCCGTGGGCCTTCTGGTTCTTCATCACCAGGCACTTCTCGCCGGTGAGGATGAACCGTTCGGAGTCGCCGGTTTTCGCCAACGGCTCGGTTGCCCAGCCGCGCAGCGTGCCGACGGCGACCATCTCCGGATCGACGAGGCAGCAATCGCGTCCGAGCCCATAGGCATGCGGGATCAGCGCGAGATTGCCGAAGTCCGACACATAGACGTCGGCCGCCCCGATGATCGTCGCCATCGCATCGCCCGGCGCATCCTTGCGGATCGAGGCGATGCCGGTGAAGGCCGAGAACGCCTGCTTGTGCGCCGGCCCGACATAGGCCTGCTTCGGCTTGCCGCCATTCGCGAAGCAGGCGGACAGCACCTGCTTCACCAGCGCCTCGGTGAAAGTGCGCTGCGTGCCGTTGGTCGCCGCGGTGACGATGCCGCTGGCGAAGCCGCCGTCGGAACCGCCCGCGCCGTCGGAGGTGTTGAGGCTCAGCCAGGCGAGGAAGCCGCCCGTGCCGCGCGGCGTCGCGCCGGACTCCGCGTTGGACGCGTAATTGCCGATGACGCGCTTTTCGAAATCGCGCTTGGCCTCGATGCCCTTCAGCACCTTCTGCCGGTTCATCTCGGACTTGCGCCCGGCCTTGTCGACGATCTCTTCCGTGCCCGACACGCCGCCCGTCTTGCGCACGATCTGGCAGTAATTGCCGACGCGGCTCGTCAGGTTGGGAGAATCGAGCGAGGCGATGTCGTCGCCTTCGAGCTGGGCGTTGGCGGCGTTCGGCGTGGCGAGCGTTTCCGTCTGCCACTCGTGATACACGGCCTTCGCCGTGACCTTGCCGATGTTGGAGGTGAAGGGCGTGTCTTCCGGCGCGACGCGGTAGATCACGTCCTCCAGGTCCTCGCGGTTGCCGACGCTGACGAGCGTCGTCGTGGTGTTGGTGGGTGCGGTCATGCCTTATCCTCTTGCGTTGAGCAGCGCGACCGCGTCGTCGACGCGGCCCGTCGAGCGGAGCCGTTTCATCGCGTCGTCGGCGGAGCGCTGCGAGTTGGAGCGCTGCGGCGCCGCCGTGGGTCTCACGACAGGACGCGCCTGCTGCGCCGGTTGCTTTCGTGCGAGCTCGGACGCTTTCGCCTGCGCCTGGCGCCACCGCATGGCGTCGTACGCAATCGCGGCCTCGTCGGCGCTCATCTGCTGGATGCGGTCGGCCGGAAAGCCCATGCCCAGGAGGAACGTCCCCAGCTGGCGCTTCCGCTCCGGACCGTGCGTCTCGTCCGCGAGCTCCGGCGCCGCGGTCTTGAGCTTCTCGCTCTCCGCGGCGACGAATTTGCGGAACTGGTCCTCGCGCGCCGCCTGCTGCAGCGCGTGAAGCTGGACCATCGTGTCGCGCTCTTTCTCGAACTGCGCCTTCAGCTTGAACGCCTCGTCCGCGCCCACCTGGTCCGGCAACGTGGACCAGTCGATATTGGCCCAGCGGTTCTGGAACAGGTTCGCGATGTCGGGTGCGAGCTGGTCGAGATAGGCGAGCCTTCGGCCCACCTCCGCGACGCCGGCCTCGGCATGCTTGCGCGCCGCCGCCGCTTCCTGCTTGGCCCGCGACGTCACGCGCTCGCGCATATCCTCCTGCTGAAACACGACGGCTTGCAGCTCGGGAGGAAGGCTCGCGAACCGCGCCTTCGCCTCTTTGGACCACCAGCGCGGCGGTTCCGGCGCCGCAATCTCCTGCGCACCCTCCTCCGCACTGTCGTCATCGGCATCGCCGGGCCCGTCGCTCTCGCGCTCGGCCTCGCTGCCGGACTCTTCTTCAGCTGCGGATGCAGCCGGAGTCTCGATCGACGCGCCCGTCTCCGGCGCCTCATCCTCCTTCTCGCGCGGCTCCGCGCCGAGAAGATGTGCGGCGGCGTCCACGGACAAAGCCGTATCGCCCGCCACTTTCGTGTCGGTGGTCATGTGTGTCGTCTCCTGATTTTAAGAGTCACCCCGCCCCCTGCGGGCGGGGGCCCGGGGGGTGGGGGTGGGGCGCGCCGCTAGGTCGCTATCGCGCGTCGAGTATCTTGCGGCACTTGTCGGCGCGCGCGACGAGAGCGACGACCAACCGGTCGATTGTTGAACTGCTCAAGCCGTCGTTTTTTGCCTTCGCTGCGGCGGCTCTTGCTTCGTCAGGCAGACGCGTGGCCATTGCTCGCAGGCGGGAGATCATCTCGTCCGGATCGACGCGGATTTCGCGCGCAAGCTTGTGCCATTGTCGAATGCCTATCGCGTCAAGTTCGTATTCTCCACCGACCTTCATGGCGAGTTTGGCTTTGCGCAAGTCGAACGCTTTGTACGGCAAAAGGCTGGCGATGTCGTAGAGGGGTGCCAGCCTTACCCGCGGACCGCTGAGCAGGAGCGAATAGTTTTTGGCGTGCGCATCGGTACCGGCCACCAGCCAATTGAAGCCGATTGCGTCGATGAAGGTCTGGATATCGTCTACGGAGTTGCTGGAAAAGTTTCTCAGCAGATCCACGATTTGGGCAACGCCGGGCCCTCCCTCATTTTGATATTTCCGCGTCGGCATGACGCCTAACGATTGGCAGACGTCTTCCTGGTGAACTCTTATGAGCTGGTTGCCGGAGCGAAAGCGATCGTAACGTTCGACGACAATGGCGACCTCGTTCTCGAAGCGCATCACGTTGGAGGAGGCGGTAGGCATGCCGAGAGCCCGGGCCAAAGCGAGGCAGACATGCTCATTTTCCGCATGCCCGTCGAACTGTCCGGTTGGCGGCTTCAGAATGTGAGTCGTCGGCAATCGACCGGATGGGATGCCCCATCTGTCGTTCTCGCGCATAAGCGCGGTTTTGGGTTGCGCCCCGGCGAGACTGAACTGACCGGTATCGTCGGGCAGCCGCCAGGCTGCATGATCTTCGCGTAACGCTCTCAGTCGCTTTGCTATGGCGGCTTCGTCGAGCCATTCGACTTTATCTTCGGCGCCGCTCAGGACAGACGTCAGCGCATCCGGACCGACAAATTGAATCGCGCCCGCGCAATCCTCGCCGACATTGGCCAGGAGCGAGAATACATTCCGGGCTGAGACGTGAAATTTTCGCGCCCACCTGTCGAGGACCTGCTCATTGTCCGGCAGGAGGCCCCACATAAACGCCTCGATCACGTCCGGGCTGTGCTCTGGAGCGTCCAG